TATGCGGACTAACTAACAGAGAAGAGTCAGTTCTTCTAATAATTTCTGAGAGAATTCTCTTCATCTGAAATAAATCAGGTGTCAAGTTTTCTATTCAGTACTTATTGGAATCACTGAGACCAATCTGTAACTTTATCGCGGGGGAAGGTGCAGCGAATCATGCTAATTGGGTGGCACTAAGCCACTTAATTATGTATGTTTCTGCTCTCCGAATCGGTCTGAAAGTAGAAAAAGGTAAAAGGCTTTACGCCATACTGGGTGATGATGTTGCAATCTCCCGGGGTGACCTAAGCAACGAGTATAACAAGATAATGCAATTACTTGGCGTTGAGATTAATCCGATCAAAGGCTTTACAGGTAAGATCTTAGAGTTTGCAAAAAACCTCTTTCACGTATCAGGGACAAATCTGTCTCCAATAAGTGCTAAGGTGGTTTTACGTGCAGCTCGAGATCCAATCTATATTGTCCCGTTAATCAATGATTATATTAACAAAGGGTATTGGATTATTTTGAATACGACGTTGTCAAACTTAACCAAATTGTTGGAAAATACTCACTCTATGAGTGTAGCACAATCTAACAAGTGGTTATTTAGTATCCTCGGACCACAATCAGGCTTTTGGTCTTATTCAGAAAGTAATGCAGGCTATGCAGCCTGGCAAGTTCTTTTTGAAGAATTCCTTAGTCTGAGAGTGGGGATTAGTCTTACAGACATTATTCGGTGGTACTATAAAGTACTTTGGAATAAAGCTAGCTATCCGTTAAGCTCTGTCATTGAGCTGGGTGAGGGTTATTTAAGAATTGGTCGTTTTTCTCAGAAACCATGGATATGGTCTCAAAAGAAATTCGATAATTCTGTTAAATTACCTTCTCCTGAATACATGGCAGGTTTGACATCTGCTTCCGGATTGGTTATCCTCCTACCGGTATTGTTATACTATTATGTTTCAGCATTGTTCGTTGGAATCCTCCTTGCCGGGGTTTCAAAGATAACGGGTTCGAAAGGTTTAGATAAAGAAGCTTTAAAAAGTTTCAAAAATCCATTAGAATCCCTTGTTGGAGAGCTGGTCGGAATGATTTTTAATTATTCTGGCCGAGCCCGGGCCTTCCAAGTTATGGATACTCCCCATGAGGGGGTATTCACTAATATTGGTTGGTTCCAAGGTTGGGTTTCTACCATGCGACTACCGAGACCGATGCAATTACTGAATACAAGATTTAAACGAGAGATGAAATCGATCGATGATGACATGCCAGCCGTTGTTACGGCTGAGCGATGTCTGTCAGCGAATTCGAAATTAATGTCTCGATACTTTAATTTAGTAAGACGACAGAGAAGACTCGAGGAACAAATTAGAAAACTGAAAATGCAGGGTAAAGCCAAATAAGGCTCCACAGGGATGAACCCCAACCTGATCTTTTCTCATAATAATTAGCAACCGATAGGTTGAGAACCTTTAGGGTTTTCCGGAAA